GACCTGCACACTTTCTCACTTTTACTGCGTGATATAGTAAGGGTCTGTTGATTGTGTGTGTTTGTTTTACTGTCATTGAATGTGTAGTTCGTAACTATGTGTCATTGATGGTGAAAAGGGGGAAATTAATCCCCTCTAGTTAAGCAAAGCTAACAGTATCAGTAGTGATGTAAGAGTTAGCGGTAGCTACCTTACTATCATCTTCAAATACTAGAACATTAAACTGCATAACAGTATTAGCATTCTGTGATTTACTACCAGTAGGTAATGTAGCAATTTGCAAATCATCAGCTCCTACAAATGATAACCAGTTGTTCTTTGGCCCATTAGTAATGAGACTGCAAGCCTTAGCTCCGATTGACTGAGCGTACTCAGCGATAGTTAGTTGTTTTTTTATTGTATTCATAACGCAATTATGTATTAAGAGCAACAATCCCAAGGCGGGGTGTTTTAACTCCGTAAGATAGTGGGGGTCCTTGATTGTGTTGGTTCACACGTTCACTAACCCAGTAAAAAATTTTTTTTGGTATTTTATTTTAACAAAAACTTTTTATTTTGCGTATATTTAGATATGAAGAATATTTTATTTTGCATATTATTTAGTTTTAATTTATTAGGTCAGAGTATAACTATCCCAGAAGATAAGTTGTTACACTTAGGGGGATCTTATTTATTAGCTAGTACTACTACACAATTTGCTCAATATAAAGGAGCAACCCCTAAACAGGCCTTTTGGATAGGGTTTGGAGTATCTATAAGTGCTGGGATAATTAAAGAGTTATATGATAATCATTATAGAGCTACTAATTGGAAAGACACTAGAGGAGATCTTGGAGCAGACTTAATAGGCTCTTATCTAGGGGCATTTACAACTATAACAATAAGATTTTAACAAAAACTTAACATTACTTTAACATTGATACTCAGATAAATAGGTATATTTACAGTATGAAAGAAGAGTTAGATCTGTCTCCAGTTGTTTATTTTATCATCTTTTTGGTTGTATTTCTCCTAGGAATATAGTATATTTGCCCCTTAACTTAAAACTTTATTCTATGGAAAGTGTATTCAACTATGCAACAACGTTCTTTAAAGGCATGACGTCTTTATTTATGGTGTTGTTATCATTTGGAGTAATGGCGGAGATAGTTTTTGGATCCCCAGTATTTGGAATGAGCGTTATTAGTAACGTTATGGATGTAGTTAATTTACTAGGCAACAACGGTTTTGTTGGTTTAGTAGTCTTAATTATTTTATTTAAATTCTTAGATAAATAAAAAAATCCCAGAGATAATAAAAATATTTTAGGAACATTAGTTTGTTTTTAAGATATTTTTATTATTTTTGTCCCGCAACAATATCATCCCTAGGTAACCAGACAAGGGATTAGACATCGGATTGTAGTCTCAAATAGAGATAGAGTTTTCTCCGGTAGTTGCAAAAAGAGTTAACGTATAAGCTATAGTTAGGATACATAATCACAAAGGTATGTGTGGTGAATTAACACCGGTATCAGTATCCTTGGGTCCTCCTGAAAAAGTGGAGAGCACTGCTAGAAGTGAAATCACAACTTGAAATAGGTTTTCCAAGGGGGAGAGTTGTATCTAATTCTCTCGTATTAAAACTTTTCTTTAAAATATTTGGAACTATAAAAAATTTGTTTATATATTTGCATAAAAATATATAGACATGAAATTTAAGCCAAGTGGATCGTGGGTTGTCCTTCCAGACCCAGTAATTACAGAAACAGAATCAGGAATAATCTTAGATGAAACTACAGCCGTAGAAAATTCAAAGCGATCAAACGTTTTGGAGGCGCTTGCTGTTGGGCCTAATTGCCATTTTGTAGAAAAAGGGGATACTGTCATGGTAGATCCTCGTTCAGAAGCTGCAAGAACAGAAATTGATGGTAAGTTATATTTAGTTATATCGGAACATCAAATATTAGGTAAGTGGTAAAACAAGGATCTGTAACGATAAACCTAGAAGATTACCACGCTTTATTAGAAGCTGGGCAAAAAGCTTTAGAATTAAAAGGTAATACAGAGTTAGTGATTAAAGAATTACAAGTATTCTTATCTTTTATGACAACTCGTACAGATATAGAACCATACATAGTAGAATTTAATAAACAATCAAAAACTTCTGTCATTGAACTTAATGATGGAATAGCTAAAATAAGGAAAAAATGAGTTATTTAAGACATTTGAAGTCATCTGATTTTGAAAATGATATTAGATGGATAGTAAAGTATAATAAGAAGAATGGATTAGTAAGAGAAGTTAAACAAATCTATAAACCTTCTGAATATTATGCAATGAATAAACATAAAGGTAAAAATGCACGACCACTACATAATAAGAATGCTTTAATTAAAATTTTAGAAAATGACAAAGCAAATAGAAAGTAAAAAAAGAAAAATAAGTGTAAGTATAGATACTACGTATAAGTATATACAGTTATGGAATGGTATTTTTAATCTAACGGAGAAAGGTATGCAAATATTGTCTGCATTTATAGATGTACAGACTATTACTAATGAGGATAACTTTTGCAGTGTAAGAAATAAGAAAGAAGTAGCAAGAATAGTAGGGATCAAAGATTATAATACTTTAAATAATTATATTAAACGATTTAAAGATAAAGGTGTAATACATAACAATAATTCTGTGTATTCCCTAAATAGTTTTTTAGATCCAGACATAACATCTGTAGAAGTAACAATACTTAGATCATAATGAAGATACTTAACTTTATAGTTCCCTCATATTTTGAGATAGGAGATATGGAAATAATAATTATACAAGATAGGTATGGAAATTGCCTGTCTATTAAAATAAATGAGTATGAGTGAACAAGAAAAACCTAAAGGCCCTACTTTATTTAATATGATTAGTTCTTTTGCACGAGAACTAAAAACATATGTAGCAAATGGTGCCCCTAATGTAACAACAGAAGACTATATAGAAAGATTAGATGCTTGTGATAGATGTGAGCATGTTAAAAAACCTCAAATGAGATGTGGATTATGTGGATGTTTATTAGAGCATAAAGCTAAATGGAAAACTACTAAATGTCCTGATAATCCTCCAAGATGGAAAACCCAAATAATAGATGGCAAAAGACAAGAAAACAATAATACAAATACTAGCAACGAAATACAATCTGCCTCTAACGAAAGTGGAGCAGATAGTAAATCATCAGTTTAAGTTTGTAGAAAAAATTATGAAAAAAGGAGATTTTGACTCGGTGCGTTTACCATATTTTGGTAAGTTCTCTGTGAATCCAAATAGAGTTAAATATTTAACAGCTTTAAAAGATAAGAAAAATAATGATCAAAACCAAGAAAAAAGTTAAGAAAAAAATATTTCTTAATGGAGTACCTAAAAAAATTGATTATGATGCTTATATGGTAATACGTAATCAAGAAGAGCAATTACAAAATAATATGGAAGCTTTATTTAAATATGTTTTAATACATAATACTAGAAAGAAACACACAGAAGACGAAGAGATATTATATAAATACTGCATGCAATTCCCTAATATAGTACAAGCTTTAGAAAATACAAAAGAAGAAGATGAATCTAAGTAATGATCTAATATATATAGAGGATAATAAAGCTACACCAAGTGCCTATGCTTTAACTATCTTAGAGTTTAAAGGATTGGCAACTTCAGAGTTAGCTTTTGTTTACTTTATGGTGGATCATAGATCTCCTTTTTCAATATATGATTGGGAACAACGTACTATTGAAGTAAAAAACAGTATATTTGGAGAAGAAAAGAAGTGGACTCCCTCCGCAAAAGTATTAGGAGCGTGTGATAAGTATGAGAAACTTATTGAAACCTCAGCAGTAAGACTACTAAAAGCTGCTAGAACATCAATAGTGAAATTAGAGAAATATTTTAGAGATATAGATTTACATTTAATGGATGATCATGGAAAACCTATATTTCACGCAAAAGATCTAATGGCTAATTTATCTAATATGGGGAAGGTAGTAGACGGATTATCAAGATTAGAAGAAATAGTTAAGAAAGAAGAACAGGCAGCAAACACAAATAGAGGTGGAATAGAAGTGAATAAATATAGTATGTAATGGATTTTTTGGAAGATTTAGAACTTTATGAGCTGGCAATGAATAATGCTTTTGATATTATAACTAAACGTAAAACTTTAGACGACATTTATTATGATTTAGAGGTAGAAAAGATAAATCATTTCCCATTACCATTTGATCCAATACAGGAAGATGGTAGAACAGAGGATATAATAGATATGCTTGTAGAGCACTTTACTCACACAGAAGAATATGAAAAATGTGCAGAATTAGTTAAAATCAAAGATAAATGCTTAGAGCAACAGACAGATTCAGGCCCGCGGCTATCAACTTTATAACAAACGGTCATTATACATCAGCCTTACCTGGGACTAGAGAGTATTATGAATTTTGGGATGAGGAGAAGAATAGATGTATGTACGGATACAATGTAGATAACTTACATGTAACTGGATTCCATTATTTTTATTTAAATTATTGTCCTATTGATAGAGCTGTAGACGAAGTGATGCCTGATGGTACTATGCAGGCTAGACGTGAAAGAACATTCCCTAGATTTTATGATGGAGATTATGAGTATTTCCATGAAATAGATAAAGCTAGAGCACAGAATAAACATATGATTGTCCTTAAAGCAAGGAGAAAGGGATATTCATACAAAGCAGGATCTATGCTAGCTAGAAACTACTTCTTTGTTAAAAATTCTAAAAACTTTGTATTTGCAGCACAAAAAGAATACCTTATTGGTGATGGACTCTTATCTAAAGCATGGGAGTTTTTGTCTTTTATAGATGATCATACCGCATGGGCTCAACCACGGTTAAAGGATAGAGAGATGCATAAAATGTCAGGATATAAAAAGAAAGTCAACGGATTAGAGATTGAAATGGGGATGAAGTCACAAATACTAGGGGTAAGTTTAAAAGATAACCCAGATAAAGTAAGGGGTAAGGCAGGAGAGCTAGTATTCTTTGAGGAAGCAGGATCTTTCCCAGGATTATTAAAAGCTTGGGAGGTAACAATGCCTACAATGAGACAAGGAGCTAAAACATTAGGTCTTATGGTAGCTTTTGGTACAGGTGGTACAGAAGGAGCTAACTTTGAGGCGATGGAAGAGATATTTTATAATCCAGAAGCGTATGATTGTATGGATTATGAGAATATATGGGATGAAGGTGCAATGGGTACTAAATGTGGGTACTTTATCCCAATACAAAAGAATTTAGATGGATTTATAGATGACGAAGGGAATTCTAAAGCTCAAGAAGCTGTAGAATATGAAGAGAAGATGAGGGAAAAGAAAAAGGGTGCTGCAGATGCAAAATCATTAGACCAATATATAGCTGAGCACCCCTTTTCTCCTCAAGAAGCTACTTTACAAATTACATCTAACCTATTTGACATAGCATCTTTACAAGAACAGTATAATAATGTGAAAGCAAGGAATTTACATTCTATAGGTACTGCAGGTAGATTATATCATGATGAAAAAGGTAAAGTTAAATTTAAAATTGATGGTGATTTAAAACCTATCACTAAATTCCCACACAGAAAAGATGATGATAAAACAGGAGCAGTAATAATATATGAATCTCCTTATAAAAATGAAGAACAACAAGTACCTTTAAATTTATATGTAATTTGTCATGACCCTTATGGGCAAAATCAATCCGCTGATTCTATGTCTTTAGGTGCCGCATATGTACTTAAAAGACCTAACAATTTATCTCAACCAGATGATCTAATTGTAGCATCATATGTAGGAAGACCTCACACACAAGATGATTATAACAGAAATTTGTTTATGTTAGCAGATTACTATGGATGTAAAATAGGATTTGAGAATGATCGTGGGGAAGTAATAGCATATGCAAAAAGATTTAGAAAGATGCATAAATTGCAGGAAGAGTTTGAAATGTTAGACAAAAAAGAATTAAGAAGTAAGACAGTAAAACGTCAATATGGTATGCATATGACTGAAGCAAGGAAACGTCAAGGTGAGATATATATAAGAGATTGGTTAAATACAGTTAGGAGTAAAGACGAGTCAGGAAAAAAATTACTAAATTTGCATAAGATATATGATCCTGCTTTATTAACAGAGTTAATTAAATTTAATCACCAGGGTAACTTTGACCGTGTAATGGCTTTTATGATCGGAATGTATCATACTAGAGAATTATATAATGCTGAAGTAAAAGATATACTAGAAGATAGATCCACAGATAAGTGGTTTGAACAAAATTATTATTAATATGATTAAATGTAAAGATAAAAAACCTTATAACCCTCTACCGGAGTACTTAGCAATAGGTCCGTCACAAATTCATGGAGCTGGGATTCTCGCTACAGAAGATATTCCGGGGGAGGTAGTTATAGGTATAAGTCATGTATATGATCCAAATTTTCAACATAATTATATTAGAACACCTTTAGGAGGTTTTATAAACCACAGTGAAGAACCTAATTGTGAATTAATAGAAGAAGATGAAGATACAGATTATAAGAAATTAAAAACTTTATATAAAATAGAGCAGGGAGAAGAACTGACTCTAAAGTATAGTTTATATGAAATGTGTGATTATTTATAGTGGTATATTTATAAATATATAGGTAATATTGATTTATACTGTAAAACGAAGGGGAAATTTAACTAGATTTGTAAGATTATGGGATACGATAAAATACCGAGACAAAAGCTCTCGATTACTAAAAAAAATAAAAAATGGGGAGAAGAATGTGTAGAAGCATTCATAGATCTCTCTAGTTCTGGATCTAGTCATTCTAAACAAAAGGATGATTTAAAGATATTATATGATTACTATAACGGTGTAATTGATGAGGGTGATTATAATTATGTATTAAAACCTTATGGGAAAGCCCGTAAGAATTTTCCTTCTGAAATGCGTAATTACCCCATTATCAAACCCATAATTGATCTTCTTCTAGGGGAAAAATCTAAAAGACCTCTCAATTATACTGTTACAGTACAAAATTCAGACGCTATCACTCTAAAAGAAGAAGAAAAAACTCAAGCGATAGCTGCTAACTTAAGACAGAAATTTTTACAACAAGTTCAAGCTCAAGGTGTAGATGCAGGAGTAAATATGGAAGAGATCCCAACACCTAAGCATATTGCTGATATGTTTGAATTAAACTATGTAGACAATAGAGCTGTATTAGGACAACAAGCAATGAGTTATATATTTCAAGAACAAGAAGTATATGATAAGGTGCAAAAAGCTTGGTTTCATTATCTAGTAACTGGAGAAGCATATACTCAAAGAGGAGTGAGAAATAATGAACCTTTTTATGAAGTATTAAACCCTTTAG